AATAGGGGGGGGTTTGCGGAATTGGATCGTAGAAAGGCAGGGGACCTTTCCTTGAATTTTATTGAATACTTCAAACTTTTCTTACAAATGAGAGAGTAAATCAGAGTTGAGATGCAACCTGAGTGTGCTCTCTTGAGGATTCTAATCCTCCTTATATAGAAAAACTCCTGCCCCTATACGATCAAGAATTATTGAGCCGGGTGCGCATTGGGCCCCATCGTCACTCAGTAATCTTATCGCTTACAGCTGGGCAATTCCTATTACAACCACTTCCCTAGGGAAGGGATAAGGTGACGCAGCACCTAGTACAATAATTACGCCTTTAGTCAGGCCACGATAGGATGTCTTTAATCAGACACCGCAAAAATAAAGGTGAAAACTAAGTAGTGGGAATCTGGGCTCACCACTAGCTTCCGAAGATAACGCCAGATGTCCGGCTGGTCCCTGGGATATTTTTCGTCATCCCTGACGTCTCTAGATGTTTTTCGTCATCCCTGACGTCTTTGGATATTTTACGTCATCCCTGACGTCTTTCTCTTCAGATGAAGGGCTTGTTCCTTGAGATCTCCTCGTAGGCCTGCTCCAGCCTTTGGACCGTTTCCTTCTCCTTGGGCTCACAATCTGAGGCCCAGTTGTCCTCGGTCTTTTCTCGTTGAATTCGGACCAAATTGAGATTGGCCATTGATAACAGTGTGGCCAAGCTGTCCTTGGTTCGTTCCAGTTGGTCTTCATAGAGCTTGCCAAGCTGCTCTCTGTACTTGAGCTCTTGTGAGAGGGTCCTTGGATACAGTGATAGGCGAGAGTGGATTCTCTCGAACTCATGGATAGCTCGTCCATCCAGGTCATCATGAGATGAGCTAGCTCCATTGTTAGTTTTGCTGTATTGTATCCTGCTTTTGTCCCATCTGAAAGCTCGTTCCAGGCTTTCTCCGCTAGAGTTGCCAACTCCTCCTTCTGGTTTTCTGGACATTCTGCATAGCACAAGTTGCTGGTTAGCCTTGATAAAGCATCTGCTAACATGTTATTCTTTCCTTCTACGTGCTCAAATGTCACATCTACTCCTGAGCCTGTGATGAAGTCTAAGAACCCTAACCACCTAACTCTGCTAGGTTTGTTCTGGGCAGACTTATTATAGAAGCTGATTATGGCTTGGCAGTCAGTTCTTATGGTTACAGCTCCTCTGTCAAGGTAGTAGATTTTGAAATTTTTGAGTCCTTCCATCACGGCAAAGATTTCCGCATCTATGGTGGACTTTACAGCGGGAAATTTCCCACTTGCGTAGGCGCACGGCCTCTCTGTTGACTTTGGATCGGACTGATTGGGCTTCCATTTGCATACTGCTCCCCATCCTTCCATCGAGCCATCAGTTTCGATCACTATATGGGCCTTTTCAGGCGGGATCTCCATATCTGGGAGATTTTGGACTTGGGCTTTTATCTTCTTTACTAACTCCCAGTCCGAGGGCTTCATCCTTTTATCTCCATGTGGGCTAGTCTTCTCGTATAGTGGGCCTAACAAAGTTCCCAGCTTTGGGATGTAGGTCCTTGCATAGTTTAGTATGCCTAGCCACGATCTGAGCCCTTTCTTCTCTTTAAGGCTGTCCTCTGGTACGCTAGTGATCTTCTTGATTATGTGAGGCTGTAGCTTGATTTTCCTGTCGCAAATTACTGCCCCAAGGAATTCTACTTCCTTCACTGCGATTTTCATTTTGTTGGCGGAGAGGACAAGGCCATTCTTCTCGCATATCTCCAGCATTATCTGGAGGTGTTTTGCATGTTGTTCTTCTGTCTCAGAGAATACCAGGATATCGTCTATGTAGACGGCTATGAATTCTTCGGTTCCTCTGAAGCAATTATCCATCTTCCTTTGAAAGATGGCAGGAGCATTCTTTAACCCAAATGGCATTACAAGCCATTCGTATAATCCTTCAGGTGTTATGAATGCTGTCCACGGGATCGATTCTTCATCCATTGCTACTTGATGAAATCCACTCTTCAAGTCGAACTTCGAGTAGATTTTTGACTTTCCTATCCTCTGGAGAATCGTGTTTATGCCAGGGAGTGAGTACTGATCCTTGAACGTGTTATCGTTCAGGGTCTTGTAGTTGAATACCATTCTCTCCTTCCCTTTGACTTCTTTTCCCGTCTTCTCATCTACTGATGTTCCAGAATAGACAATCATGGCCATTGTTCTGTGTCTGCTTTTACTTGGCCTGATTACTCCCAGCTTTAGAAGTGCTTGGGTATGCTTCTGGAACTGGTCCTTCATGGCAGGGGTCACATGCTTCATGGGCTTGTCTTGAATAGTGATATCTGGATTGATGATTTCCAGCTTACACTTGACTTGATTCTTCGACCAGTGCCTCATGGGCTCTTCTCCTACATAACCCTGCTCTTTAAGTCTTTCTAGCAGTGGCTTGAACCTTTCCTGGAATTTTGGGCTTGTATGACCCAAACTGTAGTAGACCATTTCCCTGATTGAGTAGTATTCCTCAGCTTCAAGGCCCAACTCTTCTACTGCTAGTTTTGAGGCTTCCGTATTCTGGACAGTAGTTACTGTCGTGACATTCTTATAGAAGGTTAACAGGTTACCTTCTATGCGTAAGCCTCCATACATGCTTCGTATGAAATTGCATCCGAGGAGCATTTCAATCCCATCCTTCATTCCCATGGGAAAGCTGTATGTAAAGGGGATTCTGAACCTGTTTTCCCCTATCTCCATCTGTCCCTGCTTGAATTTGTATTCAGCCAGCTGTCTGGAATTTATTCCAGAGAAGTGAACCGCATACGGGCTTTTCTCTAAGGCTTCAGCTGGTACTGCTCCTTTGTCTACACAGCAGGTAGTTGCTCCAGTGTCTAGTATAGCTCTTACTGAAAAGGGCTTTACTCCTGGGATGTTTATGTTTACCACCATGTTGTACAGCCTGTTTATGACCTTCCTTCCATGGGAGGGTGCTTCTGTTGTTGATGATAGGCTGGTTTCTTCTGTTATAGCCATGGCAGTTTCTTCATCACTGCTTGCTTCATGGACACTACCACTTGGAGTTCTGATAACGACTCCTTTCCTTCTTTCTTTAGCTTGATCAAACCTTTCCGCCTCCATTCTTCCTTTTTCAAGGTCTTCGATCAGCTTTTTATTTATGATCTCCTGGAGCCTTTCATTCTCTGACAGTAGGTAGACATTGTAGCTCATCAGCTCCTGTATGAGTCTATCCTTACTGCTGTATTGCTTTGGTGCAGGTGGTTCCGGCGTGACCAGGTATTCTAAGTAGAATTTGGAACACATCGGGCACGCAGTTATCCCGCATCCTTTGCAGTGACACCTCATCCTTTTGAAGGTTGGATATTGGCAGTAGCTGCATTTTTCCTTTCCTGCTTCCACCTCACAGTTTGCCTCTAGGGTGTGTCTGCACCTTTCCTGGTCCTTGGTTAAGACTACTTTGTATCTCCACCCGTAGTCTATCTCCTTCTTTTCCGTAACTACGAACGCAAGCTCATCAAGGAAGTCATCTTCGAGCACTGCCTTTGTTGCGTAGTTCTTTATTTCTCCTTCAGAAAAGCTGCAAATGCCATCTGAGTCAGGATCCCCTACATCGACTGATACGACATCATAGTCATCTGGGATATCCAAGTCCTTCAGGACTGCTGCTCTGGCAATGTTGCCTTTTCCTCTTTTGCACTCTCTTGCGAAGTGCCCTTCTTCTCCGCATATGAAGCACTTGCATTTTCTTACTTTGTCTGCATGCTTCTTCTTAAATACTCTGACATGAGTATCATGGGGCTTTCCTTTGTACGTCTTCGCCTTCCTTAGACCGTACCTTTTCCCAGTTTTGTAGTATCCTGGGATATGTACCTCCTTGCAGAAAGAAAGATCTTTAATCTCTCTTTGTAGTGCGGCTTGCTTGCACATTTTGGACAGGTACTGGTAGGTGAAGTAGATTCTTGGTATTACTGCAGCTGCAGCTCCTGGATACTTCTCATTCCAAGCCTTCTCTACTTCTTCTCCTATTAGCGGGGGCATCTTCCTGAATAACTTCTCAGAGGTTTCTGGGAAGTATATTCGTCCGGATTTGGCTGCTAGAGTCTTGAAGTCATTCAAGTATCTCCAGATGTCTCTTGTAGACTCGCATGTTAGCCTCTCCAGATCGATGTACGCCTGGTTTTGCTCCGCTAGGTCTCCTTGGTAAGGTACTTCTAGTAAGAACACCTTCCTTATCTGGGATAGGACGTTCTGTGTCTCTTCAGCTATGGCCTCCAAAGAGTTGTAATCTTCTGGGTATGCAGCCTTCCATTGCTGCCAGATCTTCTTTTCATCTTCTCCCAGTAGATTCTCGATGAAGCTAATCTTCTGCCTATTACTCGACCAAGACTTCATGGGGTCGTCTATTACGTTCAGTGTTACTGACTCCCATCTTGAGACTACATCTGTGTATAGTCCTATGTCTTGTGGTAATATCAGCATAGCTCCTTGCTGATTTTGTGCTGGCGGTAAACTCCACCAGTTTACAGTAGGATCTCTTCCTTGATGTCTGAGTCTTGGTAGCCTCATTGTTGAAGCTGTTGAAGTAGATGCCTCTGTTATACCACTTGCCGGTGGGTATATGTATGTTCCCATGTACGGTTCTTGTGGAGGTCTGTATGGTGAGCTGGCAGAGCTTTTAGCCATGTGCTCTACTTTCTCTTTTAGCTTCTGGAGTGTAGGATACTCCAGTTCCAATTCTTCCTCCTCATTAGCCATGTATCCTGCTTGGCTTTCTCCTTCTTTTTCTGACTCTGATTCAGAGGCTGTTTCCACTTCAACTCTTTCATCCTCCTCTTGCTGCGATTTTTGTGGTGTGTTATCACTTTTGTTATCACTTCCACCACCTTCCGTGAAAGAATCGGAGGATTCGGCTTCCTCATTATCTTCTTCAGGGGATGTGTCCCATCGGGGTTGACTATCGTCTGGGTGGTCATCATCATCCAGGGAAGACTCAGTGTCCCAGCCTGTTGCTATAATCTGGGATTTGTGGGCTGGTTTCCAGTCTTCTGGGACAGTGTACTTGACCTGATAGTCATATTTGCCACTAGGTTGGCCTAGTGTATTTCCTCCATGGATTGGGATAAAGTAGGTGGCTGCATATGAGCCCTGCTGAGCTTTATATTTGATCATGCAGCTTGCACAGAGGTCATAATCATCCTCTGTATATTTCCACCTGGTGCCTATTATTGGATTCATTAGGCATCCGTCGCATTGCTTTCCCCAGTGTTTTGGCAGGTCTGGGTCATAGTCATGCCACCAGGGCTTGTTCTCCTGTGGCTGTTCTACTTCTTCGAGTATTGCACCGACAAATTCCCTTTCGTCCTCCGGGAATTGCTCCTCATCATGCTGGTTTACTGAAATGGGTTGCTGCCTTGGCACTCCAGCATAGTTCGTGAATCTGAACGAGATGTTCCCGTTCGATCTTTGTTGCAGGCGAACTTCCCTTGGTGCTTGTGACCTAGCCACCTTTGTTGTTTTCAGCTCCCATCTTTCTCCTTTGAGCTGATCAATTGTCCTTGGCTGTCCAGGGATTGCCTGGATCCCGTTTGTAGCTAAGTGCTCTGCTACATTCTGTACATTGTATCTGAATGAAGCATAGCTGGTGTTGGTCAGCCTTCCTACTAGAGCTGTGGTGACTATAAGATTTGACTCTCCTTGCCACCCTTCATATCCTCGAGTTTGTATAGCCAGTTGGATATGCTCATAGAAGTCTTCTATGCTCATCATGATATCAGGTACGACGTACACCAACTGCGTTCCTGTGCTCATGTCTACTTCCATGGTGCCAATGACTTGTCGTTCATCTGGCCATCTTGTATCTCTAAGAACCACAAGCACTTGCGTGCCTGCATGCCTTGCATGTAATCCGTGAACTCTTACCATCATGAGTCCGAGGTGAATGTGTTGGAACCCTTCCCTTCTTAAAGTTCCGTAGCTTGGTTCTGTGATAAACCGGAGATCCTCCTGTTCTCCTTCCTCGGTCACTCGTATTCTCCTTTCGGAATAGTGCTGGTATACCCTGTGTATAGGGTTATCTCTTTGCGCCTCATATAGCACTTCTGCAGGTACCATGTCTGACCTCCTTCTCCGTGAGATCTGCAGTTGTGCATCTGGGTCGATTCTCGACTCCAGGCTCCTACTATGCTGGCCTCGTAGCTGTTTTAGCTTTCTTCCAGCTTGGTGCTTGACCCGTTGTATATTCCTATAGCTCCGAATTTGGTCTTCGAAGGTTGGAGTGTTTCCACTCGTTCCTTCTCCGTCTCTAATCGGTGCTCGGGTCTCTGTCCTTGTGCGACTCATTTGGTTTTTGCGAACTCCCTTTCAAAGATCTTGGCAGGATCTTCCTTCACGTAGTAGGGTGTTCTCTTCTTTGGCACGACTCCTGTGCCTAGGGATACCTTGTCTAATTTCTTAGACAGGCCGATGATTTGGGACTCTAAGTCCTCTGAGCTTGACTCCGCTGCCGCTTTAGCTTTAGCTGCTTTGAGAGTTTTTATCTCCTGTTGGAGATCCTCAACTTTCTCAGTCAATTTGACCAGAAGTTGGATTTGTAGGTTTTGCTGCTTGATGATTCCTTGCAGGGATGAGTTGGTTGCTCCTGCAAAGTCTGTTCCGCGAGCAAAGCCTAGGGCTGGCTGATCTAGCCCTTCAAGTGCTTGAGTGGCCTCCTTGTAGACTGATGAGCCTTGTGTGACTCTCCAGTCACTCATGAAAGGAGCGCCTTCTTCACCTCTCCGAGGAGGTCCTTCACTTCGTTGAGTCTCCTCTCGAGATCTTGGGTTAATCTCAAGGCCTCTGCTTCTACAAGCTTTGGCTGCTGTGCAATCTCTTGGACCAGTTGCTGTACGTCAGTACGAGACAACGGCCTGTGCTGCTCAAGTTCTCCTTCAAGTGACTTGAGTTGCTTTTGGATTTTCTTCTGAGTCGCAGCTACCGTCTTTAACTGCTCTTCCTGCTCCTTAAGCTGATTGCTGATGGAGTGGAAGTATTTAATGGCTATTCGGGCACTTAGCCCAACCCGTGAGTGGGTAAACTCGAGGTTGAGGTGTTGTACCAAGGCTAAATCTGTGAGTAGGTTTAGCTGGGAACTACTGGACTCTAAAGAATGCTTACAGTTTTGATGAAAACAGAAGAATCCTAATGAGCTAAGGTTCTGGAAAGAAGATGGCTGTGGTACTTCAAGATTAAGATAATCTAGATCTTTCACCTTGTACTTGTCATCCCAATCTTTAATTGATTGTTCAATCCTTTCAGCAGTCATTCGGAAAACCTTTGCCCTCTGGTTACCAAGATAAATTGGTTCTCATGTGTGAGCACTATTTGCCTCTCTCCTCTGGAGGACTTACCGGGGTCACACCCTTTTGAACTTCCTTTACCAGTAACTATTAGACAAAAACTTCCAGAAAACTCCTAAAACAATATGAACTATTTTCAAAAACAATGGTCTACAGTACGTGGAGAGGAAGAACTCGAGGTGCAAGTGATCCAAAGGGATCGTTTCGAGGTACTCTTTATCCGATATACTGTAATAGACCAAATTTTAAGAAAACATATGCACTGGGATTTATGACAGAGTAACGAAGGCTACAGACCTAGATATAAAGAAGTTAGTTAGCCATATACCTTATAAGCTCTGATACCA